CGCGTCAGGGATGTGAACCCGAAGGGCGCGATCCTTGATCGCGTTCGGCCCGCGAGTCTTCGAGCGGCTGCCGAATTCCAGCCCGACCCAAGCGAAGCGCAGGGGGACGCCCAGCCTGAACGCAAGAAGCACCGGCGTGAGAAGTTAAAGTAGAACTTGAAGAATTGCCGCGCTGCAAAAAAAAAGAGGCCCGAAGGCTTTCACCTTCGAGCCAGATACTCCCGCCGTCCCCGGCGGCTGTTGTGGTCATCGGGTTCAATCCACCACCATACGCGGAACACGGTCAGCCACGCATGGCGATGGAAACTCACCATATCAGGGCACGGTACGCCCGTACCGCCGCCCATGACACCAGCAGCGCGCCAGCGCCGCACAGCACTATCATCAACGCCTCCATAGCCTCCTCCTTTGTGGCCTCTCACGACCACATGATTTGTTCTTCCTATGAGAAAACCCCGAAGGGCCGAAGCCCCCCGGGGTTAGTCCGCTATTCCGCCTCGACCACGGCCGGCGGCGCAGCCACCAGCTTCTTGAAGTTGCCGCGGAATTCCCGCGTTCCGACCGCGAGCTGCTTGACGCGGCCGGTCGCGTCGCGGTGCACGCTGGCGAAGAGGGTTTCGGGGTCGCCGTTCACCGCGAGCAGGATCGCGTCGCGCTTGGGGTCGGCCAAGTGGTCGATGATGCTCTTCAGCTCCTCGGCCGCGTGGCCGAAGAACTGCAGCGCGACCGAGTCGCGGTTGAGGCCGTAGGTCTCGCCCGTGGCCGGGTCGACCCACTCGCCGAGGAAGCCACCGAAGCGGGCGGTCTGCACCTTGCCGTCCTCTCCGATCTTCTCGGGCAGGTACGAAACCGAGTGCAGGCGAACCGCCTTGCGGGCCTCGCCGGCCTTGGTCACATACTCGATCAGCGGCAGGGTCGTGAGCGCGATCAGTTCGGCAGAAGCGGCCTGCTGCTGGGTCTGGCCCTGGGCCTGGGTCTGGGTAGCGGTGGTGTTCTTAGCCATGGTGTAACTCCTTGCGCACCATCATGGTGCATTTAATTTGGGCGAAATTGCCCGAGATTACCAAGCAGAAAAAGGTTTGCAACCTCTGTCCCGCCGTGTTGCCGCCACCTGGGGGACGAAGCGCAGGACTACCGGGTTGGGGAGGCGGGACACGACGAAGCCGAAGGCAAGGAGGGCTGGATGTAGTGGACGTGCATGACATACTTCGAGCTACTATGGTGTAAGTGCGGGGGTAGGAACATACATCGCACTACATCAGTCGTGAGTGCGGGCATGTGTATCTTCCGAAGCCGAAGGCGAGGAAACACAGCGGCGCTGGAGGCTGCACAGGCCCCCCGCCTCACCTCTGACCGAATCAAGGGGTAGGAGTCCCGAGCCCGAAGGGCGAGGTTATATGGAACCGCCGCTGTCCAAGCCCCGCCCCATTGCCGCCCCCTCCATTGCGACCGATTGCCCAAATCGAAAAATCACCATATTTCTGACCAATAATTTTTTTTGGGGGTCCTATATGGCGGCTGGAATGGGGTTCGGAGGGGCTGGTGGCGGTGCGGCGGCGGCCGGCGGGGTGGTGCGTGCCCAGGGGAATCTTGATATTTCCAGGGTGTGGAGCCCCCAGCCAGGCCCCCAGGTGTTCGCGACGATCTGTCCGGCGCGCATGATTTTGTTCGGAGGGGCCCGTGGCGGCGGAAAGACCGACTGCGCGATAGGGCGGCAGATCTATGGGGCGATGGAGCACGGGTACAAGTGGAACGGGCTCTTCATCAGGAAGAGCTACAAGTATTTCGCGGAGCTTCGGAGGCGCATTTTCGAGCTGATCCGGTTCGGCCTGCCGGCTGAATTGAAGGGCAGCGCCCAGAGCACGAACTATCTGCGCTTCGAGAACGGGGCGCAGATCATGCTGACGGTCATCGAGAGCATGGACAAGGCGGAATTCTTCCAGGGCCAGCAGTTTTCGGAGATTTCGATCGAGGAGGCGTGCCAGTTTCCGTTCATCGAGCAGCTCATCGAGATGCTCAAAGGCTGTATGCGCTCGCCGCACGGCCTGACGACCAGGATGTTTTTGACGGCCAACCCAGGAGGACCGGGCCACAACCAGGTCAAGGCCAGGTTCATGCCCTACGGGGTGAAGCCTGGCCAGATCATGATCGACGGTTTTGGCATGAGTTCTGTCTTCATTCCCAGTCGTGTGGAAGACAACCGGATCTTGTGCGAAAACGACCCCGAATACGTCGCGCTATTGAAGTCCATCAAGGATCCGATGCTGCGGAGGGCTTGGCTCGAGGGCGACTGGGACGTCGTTTTGGGCGGATTCTTTTCGGATGTGTGGAACAAGTTCCAGCATGTCGTCCCGTTTTTCCGCCCTCCGCAGCATTGGCCCAGGATCGTGGGGATGGACTGGGGTTCGAGCACGCCGTTTTCGATTGGGTGGTACGCCGTGAGCGACGGGGAGACGAGTATTTCGGAATGCGGGAACCGGATTTTCCCCAAAGGGAGCCTCGTGCGGTTTTTCGAGTGGTACGGGTGCCCGAAAGGGGAGGCGAACGTGGGCCTGAAGATGACGTCGACCCTGGTTGCCCAGCGGATCGCGGAATTGGAGGACAGAAAGCGTCTTTTGGGATCCGGAGGGCTCGACCGGGTCGCTGACCCGTCGATTTTTGCGGAGAAGGACGGGCCGAGCATCGCGGAAAAGTTCTCTTCGGAGGGGATTGTCTTCCGTCGTGCGGAGAACAAGAGGATAAGCGGTTGGGATCAGGTGCGCGGAAGGCTTCGTGGGCGATGCGTGGAGATGCAGAAGCAGGAAGTGCAGTTGCCGGACGGGTCTGTGGAGGAGCAGGTCGTCTATGAAAGGTGGGAGCCGATGCTCTATGTGACGGAAAACTGCGTCCAGTTGATACGGACGCTGCCGATACAGGAGCGTGACGACACGGATTGGGAGGATGTCGATACCGACGGAGAGGATCATGCGGTGGATGAGCTTCGCTACGTCTGCATGAGTCGTCCCGGTGGTGGCTATACGCTGTCGGATGTGACGCCTAGAGCGGCGCTGACGCCTGCGGAGAGGGATATTGCGGAGGTTGCGTGCAGGAACTTGACGCAGGACCAGGTGGTGGATCAGTTGTCAAGGCCGGAGAGTGTTGGTAGAGGCTTCCTTGACGCATCGCTGGGTGGAAAGAACGTGATAATGGGGCGGCAGTAGTCCCGGGAGGGCTTATGGGTGGAAATTTGGTCTTGTGGGCCGTGCTCATGTCGCTGGTGCTGTTCGTGGCGCTGGCGACATCGTTTTTAGGGGGCATGACCATCGGGATGCGGATAGGAAGCGGCGGCACGAGGAGTCTCTTCGGGGCCGTCAAGGGGGCTTCCTTCCAGGCTCCGGACCCGGAATGGGGCTATCCGGACGGGAATGGCGGTTCGGAGAGCGTGCAGGACATGATGCGCCGGACATTCGGGGCCGGATGGAGCGAGCAGCCGGCGGACGTACCGCAGGGGACCAAGCAGGCGGCCCAGGAGTACGATACGGCCATGAAAGCGGTCGACGGGCAGGTCAAAAGGTTCCTGGATTCGACGGTTTTCGGCACGGGGCCCAGGCGTGCGCGCTCCGGGGAGGCCGAGGATGACGAGTGATCCGGTCGCTATCAGTGGGCTCTACGTCGATGGGGTCAATATCGCCGGAATGCCGGTCAAATGCGGCGGTTGCGGCGGAAAATTTCATGTTTTGACGGAAAAATTCCGCAACGAGCCACCCATGAGGGGGTCGTACTTGCGGATGATTCCGCGGTATCGCTCCTGGGGGTGGTATGCGTTCGCGGAGAAGGAGTGGGTCATTGGCGACAACGTGATTTGCCCGCAATGCGGGACGGCGTACACGACGCTTTCGATCATGCGGCAGGTCAAGCGGTTCGTGGACGAGAAGCTCGGTCGGACGGAGGTGAAGGATGGCGCAGACGTGCAAGCGGCGGATGCGGGAATGGCGGAAGGAGGAGACGGCGGCGAAAGTACAGCGCAAGATGCGCTCGGACGAGCGGAGTTTGCGGAGGTACAACACGTCGAAGGCTCGGAGGATGACGGTTGGCGCCCTATCGATACTGGCGGCATTGACGCTGTCGATGATCCTGACCCTGCTTCTTCCCCTGTGGAGCCCGACACTATCTATCCCGCACCCGACGGAAGCCCGGCAAGCGTCAAGATGACCGTCATGCGGATGACGGCCGAAGGATGCACGCAGGCTCACATCGCAAAAACTTGCAACATGAGCATCTACATGGTTAGGCAGATCCAAAACGGGAAAAAGGTGTAGATGCCATGACAAGATTACGCACGGACAACTCTGTTTCTCACCTCTCAAACGATGTCGTCAGCGCCATGGGGTTCGGTGCGCCACCGGAAGGCGAGGCCCAGCCCCACCGCAGGCGCCAGAAGAACAACCTGGCCCGCCTGCCGCAGAAGGGCGACCCGGAGGCGGCCCGGTTCTTCGGTCAGCTCTACGAGAACTGCCTCGATGAGCGGGCCAGGCTCGGCATGCTCCACCGCTGGATGTCGAACTATGTGCTGACCCGGGCCAAGCGCCAGATGAACAAGCAGCTCAAGGACATGCTCTTCGGCGGGTTCTCGGCATCGCTGTCTCTGGGGCTCATCGGGGCCAACATCGAGAGGACCGTGGCGAATATCACGGCCCGCAACCCGGTGGCGAGCGTGCAGTCCACGACCGGCGACGAGGCCATCTCGGCGGCCGTGTCGGCCATGTGCGACTATTGGAACAATGAGGAAGAGCAGGCGGACACGCTGGAAACGGCGGTCAAGATCATGGAAACCTACGGGACCGTGATCGAGAAGGCCGTGCTCGACCCGTTGACGCAGAAGATGCGGTGCGTGCCCCTGGACATAACCTCTTTCCTTCCAGCCCCCGGCAAATACCACAACATCCAGCGCATGCCCTACTGCTGCCACCATTACGTCGAGGACATCGACGTCGCGGAGAAGCGGTTTGGGCTGGATCAGGGCACCCTGAACGAGAGCCTTGGCATCCCCGAGCTGTTTCTGACCGACCGCGAGGACTCGGTGGCCGAGTCGAACATGAGCACGGGAACCACGACCGGATTCCCCGGCGGCACGTCGGCCGGGTACGGCGGAAAGTACCACGCTCCGGAGAACGACGGCGCCCTGCCGTTCGAGAACAAAACCGTGCTGGTCGAGGTCTGGTGCAAGGACGACACGACCGTCGACACCCCGCAGGGCAAGCAGCTCAAGCACCCCGGTGGCATCCGCCTGGTGGTCCTGGCCAGGGACACCAAGGAGGGGTACCGGATCATGTACGACGGGGCGAACCCGAATATCAACTGGGGCTTCACCCCGGAGATGGTCGAGAAGACCTTCCTGTTCAGACGCTATCCGTTCACCGTGGCCCGGTCCTTCAAGGACACCGAGCTGTTCTGGGGCTTCTCCCAGGCCGAGACGACGGGCGACATCGCCCAGGCCATCGACGAGCTGTGGCGGACCATCATCCGCTACCTAAAGATGTGCCTCCAGCCACCGGTCATCATTCCCAAGGACACGGGGCTTGATTCTTCCCATTTTGCCTACATCCCGCGCCTCATCCTCCAGCCCAACTCCTACCAGACGAGCATGGGCATTCGGTTTTTGGAGCTGCCGGCCCCGCCCGCCTGGCTGTTTCAGGCCCTCGACGTGCTGGTCCGGTTCTTCGACCGCACGAGTCAGATCGAGGATGTGGACCGCGGCGACGCCCCGGCCGGCATTATCGCGGCCTCGGCCATCCAGATGCTCCAGGAGCGCGCGGCGGTGTTGGTGCGGGCCAAGATCCGGGCCGTCGACGCCCTGGTCAGAAACCGCGGCCGCTGCTTCATCAGCTTCCTGCAGAACTTCCACGTCGAGGAAGAGATCGTCAACGTGTCCGGCACTCCGGTGCCCATGCGCGGCATCGACTTCATCGGCGGCGAGTTCGCCTACGTGGTGGAATCCGGCTCGACCGTCATCAAGACCGAGGCCGAGGAGCGCCAGCAGGCGGTGGACCTGGCGACCATGGGCATGATCGACCAGCGGGCCCTCTTGGAGACGGTCAAGTTCCCGAACTGGCGCCAGATCGTCGAGCGCATGAACCAGGCCGGACCCCTGGAGCAGGCCATGCAGATCATGATCGAAGCGGGCATGCCCGAGGAGTTCGTGGCCCAGCTGTACCAGTTCCTGCAGCAGAGCCAGGGCGGCCCCGGGGACGACCCGGTGGCCCGCGCCGGCCAGGCGGTCAAGAGCGGCGGCATGTCCAGCGCCCAGAACGGCCAGCCGTTCCCGGTCCCGCAGACTGGCGGGCAGGGCATGCGCGGCAAGGCCCCACAGCGAGAGAGAGGCGGTGCACCGGCCAAGCCGGGCGTACCGATGGCAAACCAGAATGGATAGGAGGATCGGATGACTGCTTATTACATTGGCGTGAAGGAAGTGGTGGCCTGGCCCGAGGAGAAGGGCGGGAAACAGGGGTATGCCGTGAAGTATCCGGACGGGCACATCTCCTGGTGCCCGGCCGACGTGTTCGAGCGCAGTTATTTCAGGCTCGAGGCTCACGAGGGTGACAAGATCCTCGAGAACGACGTGACCCGGTTCTTCGAGAGCGTCGAGGCCCAGAAGATGGGCCTGAAGACGACCGTGGCCAAGGGGACGCTGATCAACGGCTTCGAGATGGTCAAGGGATCCTCCTGCGTCGACCCCAAGAACTACGACGATCAGATCGGCATGGCTATCTGCCTTGGCCAGATGCGCGAGGATACTTGGAAATTGCTCGGATTCGTCCTGCAGTGGGCGCGTAGCGGCATCAAGCCGGAAGAGCATCCGGAGGTGTAGGATGCCGATCTACGAGTATCAGTGCAAAAACCCGCTCTGCACCAGGGTATTTGAGCGTGTCTGCCGCATCTCCGAGCACACGCCCGAGATCCAGTGTCCCATCTGCGGGGATGTCGCCCCGCAGCTTCCGCCGCGCGTCGCCGTGCATGACGACCACCCGAAGTGGCTCGACGACAATGTCCGCACCCAGATACAGGGCGACGACAATGTCGCGCCCATCGAGACGCGGGGCGAGTACGAGCGATACTGCAAGGAGCACGGCATTATCGTCACCGACAAACGGGTCTGAATTTTTTTTCGCACATAGTTGACGAATTTTTCATCAAGAAGATAGGGGGATCCCATGGCAACCAAGTTTCAGGAACAGCAGACTGACAGCAACGTCGTTTCCAGCCACGGCTACACCGTGGACAACTCCGTCGACGAGTACAACCTGCCCAAGGGCGCTCCGCCCGCGGACGACGCGGCCGCGGCGTCCGTCGACCAGGCCGCTGCCGACGCGGCCGGCAAGCAGGCCGCCGAGGCCAAGCCCGGCGAGGTCAAGCCCGGCGAGGCCGGCGAGGTCAAGCCCGGCGAGGCCAAGCCCGGAGAACAGCAGGCCGCGACTGCTTCCGAGCCCTCCGGGCTGGATGCGGTGCTCCAGGAGATCATGGGCATCAAACAGGCCCTCTCCAACCCGCAGCAGCCCGGCCAGCAGCAGCCTGTTGGTCCTGATCCGCTGACGGAGATCAACACCGCCCTGGCCGCCCTCGAGGAGCAGGCCAGGAACGGCGAGATCAGCCAGGAAGAGTTGACGATGAAGACGATCCCGCTGATTGAACAGCGGGTTCAGATCAATATGGAGCGCAAGCTACAGGCGGATGCCGAGGCCAAGAATGTTCGCGACGCACAGGGCGCGTTCATTGCCCAGAATCCAGACTTCCTGAGTTTCGCGCAGTCCCCGGAGGCGGCCGCCATGATCAATGGCAACCCCATCCTGGACAACGTCTCCGCCTATTATGCGGCCAAGCACATGAAGTCCGAGGCTGAAAAACAGGCCTTGGCTGCGGAGCTTGAATCCCTGAAGGCGCAGATGGCGAACACGATCAAAGTCGCAGGCAAGGAACAGGCGTCCATCGTCGGTTCCGATGCCGGAACGGACGCCCAGGTCACGAAAACGTACCGGGGCGACGGACTCGACCCGCTTTCTGGCGGCCTTGCCGCCTTGCGTCGAGCCCGGGCAAATTAACACCAAGGAGAACATCTCATGGCCCTGACTCTTACCGAACTTCAGGCGGTCACGGATGACTACATCTACAACCGCACCCCGGAAGACGTGTACTTCCGCGACCACGTCCTGATCCACAAGCTGGGCAAAAAGGGCAAGTCGTTCGACGGTGGTCTGGAAATCAAGACCAACCTCGAATACGGCAAGCAGCATGCCGGGTCGTATGGCCCGCGCACGACCTTCCCTGTCCAGAAGAAGGAAATTCTGACGGCCGCCTTCTTCGTCTATGCCGCCTACTTCGGTGTGGCGACCTACGACATGGAAGACGACCTGCTGAACGCCGGCGACGCCCAGGTTGTCGACATCATCCAGACCAAGATCCGCAACATGCAGAAGTCTATCCGCGACTCCATGGCGCTCGAAATCTGGAGGGGTCGCGCGGCCAACATTGCGGCCTCCGAGTACGACGATCCGCATCCCTTTGTGGGCGTGGACGACCTCTTCAACCAGACCGCGAGCTTCAAATACGGCAAGATCGCGCCGGAAGACCTGATGAAGGGCGCCAATTCCATGTGGAAGACGGGTTACTCCTCGACCGCCATGGAAATGGGCTTCGTCACCATGCAGGCCATCCGCCGCCTGGCCTCCCTTGGCGCCTCGGCTGCCAAGAAGCCCGACCTCTACATCACCACGGAAGAGTTGAAGGATGCCTTCGAGGCCTCCGAATACGCCCTGGTGCGCCACTCCGCCAAGGATCTGGTGGACGCCGGCTTTGACAACGTGCTCTTCAAGGGCGCCAGCGTCGTGGCCGACGAGAATCAGACCGCCGGGTACGTCGACGGCTACAACACCCGCTACCTGGACCTGATTCACCACAGCAAGCGCAACTTCACCAAGCCCGTGTGGGAAGCCGAGCTGCGCAACCCTGAAACCTTCACCTGCAACATTCGTTGGGTCGGCCAGCTCGTGTGCACCAACCGCCTGGCCCATGTCCGCGCAACCGGCATCACCGTCCCGACTCCTTAATCGGTAGCGGAACAGGAGGAACACAATATGAAGACCTTCATGGTAGTCATCCCCGGAACCACGAGTTCCGTGAAGCATTACATCCCGCTGCCTGACAAGGCCAAACTGCGCGGCATCGCCGCCGTGGTGAACTCCACCCAGACCGCTGGCACCGCCCTGGTCAAGGGTGGCAAGAAGGGCGCGACGAACCACCTCTATTCGGCAAACCTCGGCACGACCGGCGCCAACGGCATCGGCAACGTCGCCAAGGGCACGCTCAACGCTTCGGCCACCACCGCCGAGCGCAATGAAGAGTTTGGCCCGACCAACCCGGTCGAACTGGACATTCAGCTCGTGGTGGCCGGCTCCGTCGGCATCATGATCACCTACGACGAGTTCAATGTCCTTGTGAACGGAGACTAGCATGCAAAGCGCCACGGGACTGATTAACAGGGTCCGGGGCATTGTGGGGGACAAGGCTCTTGTCCCCCGCATTTTTGAAAACCTCAACGACGGCCTGGCACATATTGTTCGGGCGGTTCGTCCTCCCGACCTTCAGGGCTTTGCGACAGTTCTCGTAGAAGCAACCTGGAAGCTCGCCATCCTCCCCCTTGACTTCTTTGGCCCGCGGATCTTCGAAGCTCGCAACCTGACAACCGGCGAGCCGATTCGTCGCATCTACTATCGAAACGTCGAGTTCGCTCGGCAGTATCCTACGCTGGAGCCAGGTTCTGTCGAGGCACTGCTTATTCGAGGGTCCAATCTCTTTGTCGCCAACGTGCCCATTGTGGATGAAAGCGTCGAAATCAAGTACCTGAAGAAGCCTGTGTATTTCACTGATCTTGATGATGACGGAGCTCTCATCACCTATCTTCCGGAGCGCCTCGGGGAAAAAGCTCTCGTTTTCTACGCGGCCATGGAAGAGTTCCGCATTATGGAAGATGGCACTGATGGGGACAAAAAGAACATGGCAGACATGAAGATGTCCCTGGCTGAAACGCTGATCGAAATAGCAACCTATTTCGGCGTGGAGAATCTTGAGGACGGAGGGCCAGTCATTGCGCACGATACTCTTGGTTTGCTCACTGGGTACTCCGAGCGCGATACTCTTTGGGGTAGATTATGAGCGGGGCAAAGTACGGGCCGCACACCGGCATGAACTACGCCCTATTCAGAGGGTTCCTTGGCCAGAATAACACGGCGGAGCCGCACAACCTGCGCAGGGATGAGATCGGCCGTGTCGAGCTGGCCGAGGCGGTCAATTTCGAGATTCAGGACGATCTGTCTGCTTCAACGCGCGCGGGGCGCCTGGTCATCAGGCCTGGCGCTACGCATTCGCTTTGGTCGAAGGGCCGATTTTGCTTCATGGTCAACAACGGCAACCTCGTCAGGATGTACGAGAATGAGACTTTCGCCATTGTGTTTCCCGGGATCGGAACGGGCCGGGTCAGCTACGCGCTGGCCATGGATAAAGTCTATGCGGCCAACGGTAGCGTTCAGTTTATCATCGACGACACAACGCTCTCGTCTTGGGACCACACTCCGATTGTCCAGTCCGTTTCAGACAGGCGCACCCTTGGGTTCCCGGCCCCATTCGATCTTGTTCTGTGGCATTCAAGCCGGATATTCGTTGCCAAGGGCAACGTCATGTATCAATCTGAATTGTTCGCCCCGGGGGCTTTCGACCTCGAAAATTATATTCAGTTCTCATCGAATATCACAGACTGGGTCAGCGTTCGCGGAGGCGTTTATCTTTCAACGGCAGAAGCGTCGATCTTCCTTCCCGGTCCTGATATTGGCACGTTCAAAGAAGAAGTTCGGATTCGCGAAGTTCCGATGGTCCCAGGCACGTTGCGCCTTGTCCCAGGCCGGGCTATCGGAAAGGGCATAAACGGAGAATGCGCGGCATGGTCTGGGCCAAACGGCGAGGTTTGCTTCGCAAGCGATTCTGGAGAGCTTCTCGAGGTACTGGACCAGCAAGTCAGGCTTGAAAAACACATCAAGGGTGGATCGGTGTTCAAGGATGGACGGTTCATCTACAGCTTGGAGGAATAATGGCAATCTCTCTATCAACTGGACTTGTTAATGCGCTTGCCGGGAAGGGCAAGAATTTCTTACTCCTCAACAATAATTTCACTTTTACCGAGGGAACAAAGCGGATAGCTTCAGCCTCGAATGCGTTCCTGAATACGACCGTTGGCGACCAGCTACAAGTCATGGGAACAGTATCCAATAATTCACTTTTTACTGTCTCGGCAGTTCAGCCTGATGGGTCTTTTGTTACGGTAGCCGAGACGGTGACAACCGAGGCCGCTGGGAACACGGTTGCTATAGCAAACTTTTCAGGCGGGAACTCTCTAAAAGAAATCCTCGATAATGGCATTATCGCTATTTTTCCTTCTACCGTGGCGCGACCGGCAACGGCTGACGCTGACGAAGGTGGAACTCCGCTTGTTTGGATCACAAAAAACGCGGGTTTGTTTAACCCGGGCAATCCGACAAATGGATTGACTCTTATTGACGCGGTGAATGGCGTTATTGGAAAAAATCCAGCAGATGAGTGGTCTGGAATTCCGATAGGTACCGGAACTGCTAGTTGGGCAAGATACTACGACAATGCTCGGATTCTTGGCGCGTCTTCGGTTGCGAAAAGAATAGATATGAGTTGTGGATTTTCTTCTGGCGAGATGAGACTCACTTCGACAAATATTGTTATCGACAAAAAAATAATTGTAACAACGGGGCAGATGACCGTACCAAAGGCGTAAGGAATGCCTGCGTTTAAATTTAATTATTTTGACCCAGCATTTGATTATGCGGCGCTAGTCTTTGAACATATAGTGGTGCTCGATTTTATTGTCGAGCACTCTTCCGATCTTGCCAGTTTCGAATTCCACATAGCGCCGCCCTTTGTTGATTTTTTTGCAGTAGAGATTCCGTCGATAGGGTTGCCGCTAATTGATGCGTATTTTTTTGCCCAATCAGCAGACTCGGACAGCGCCTCCGTTCAAATAAACTTAGCCCCCGTCGGTGTAAGTTTTGTCGTTGCTGAAGCGCCAGATATTACGGCTTCTTTTTTGGTAAGCATCAAGCCGAGTGTTTCTTTATTTTCCGAACTTGAGTCGCTGCATCCAGTTTCCATTGACATTGATGTTCTAATAAAGCCGTTCTTTGAAACCTATGTTCCGGTTCTTGCCGACATTGAATTTCCTGCGTCAGTATTGATGCTCAACTTTGAATTATATCATCCAACTTATGCCTCAATGAAGAGCAGCCTCTTTGGGCTCCTTCCTTCATTTTCCGCATTGAGTGTAGAGCAAAACGCCGTGAATTTTTCACTTGGGCTGCCGCAAATTTCGCTTACGGTGCATAGCGATATAATTGAGGCACAGTTTGCCTTTTCAGCGACACTTGTTAGATTCGCAGCAATTTGTGCTACACAGTCCTCCGATGATGAGAGCGAGATAATAAGATTTGACTATCAACACTGGATGTTTGAAAATTTAAAATCAATCATGCCCTATTATTCCGATACCGAGATAATTAAGCACATAGAAGAAACGACTAGCGGAGGAAGCTGATGATTCTTTCAACTGGACTTGCAGACATATTGGCTGGGGGGAGTCCTGGTCAATCATTGCGCACGATTTTTAACGGCGGCGTTATTGGGCTGTTTGACGGAACGCAGCCGGCCGACGCAAATCTTGCCGAGAGCGGATCGCTTGTTGGGTACATAACGCTAAATGCCGGCCCTTTTACTCCGGGGCAACCTGATAATGGGCTTGTTTGGGACACAGTTGTTAATGGAGAATGCATGAAGCCAGGGGGTGTCGTTTGGGCCGTTGTTCCGCTTATTACGACAAGTATTACATGGGCTAGATTATACACAAATAGCCGCGTTCTTGGCGCCTCGACAACCGAGCCAAGGATTGATCTTTCTTGTGGCGTTGCGTCTGGCGATATGCGGTGGGCTTCTTTGAACTTTGTGGCTGGGATACAAAGAAGCGTAGACGTAATGTCCCTCGCAATAAGAAGATTTTTATAAAAGGAGGCGCAGATGCCGAACTCTTCTAATGGGCTTAGATATACCGAGGGTATTGGGGATAGGCAGCTCGCAACATACCGCTTCCTTGAAGACGGCGTTAACCGCGACGTAGAGAGAATAGCCCCCGGGGCCGGAGTTTTAGATGAATTTACATCAGAAGTTGGCATTTCGGTTATTGGGCCTCGTCCATATACAGAGATAACGTGTCGAGGAAAAGGCCGGATAGTCGTAAAATTCAGGGCTGCGACTGGCGCGACCGATCTTTGTTCATTCTACCTTGTATTCAAGGCTGCAAACGGAAGCATTATTGGCACCAGCCCGCTTGTTTATGCTGCTTTTACAACAGTTGTCGAAGACTCTAAGAGCGTAGCGGTCGTCTCCGTCTTTTCAAACGATTGTTGCGCGTCGTTTGTTTATGTTGATATTGTTGGCTTGCCACAAAACGGTAATGTAGACGTATTTATAGCTGCGATATGAGTAGAATATTTCAATACGATCCACTTGTCCCATTATTCGGAAGCCCGGGAAATGAGAGGGCTTTTGACTATAGAGAACCCGTTAAATACGACGAGCTTGCCGGCTTTGTTACGTTTTGTTTGAATCCTATATATTACGGCGCGTGCAGAGACGCTCTTGGCAACCTGGCTCTAATGTCGGGATTTAACAGCGCAAGAGTTATTCCAGACAGCTCTCCGTTCCAATTTGGAAACAAAGACTTTACTCTTGAGTTTGCACTAAAAATGAGCAGTGTGTATAATCACCCGACCTTAACATATCAAAACATAGGGTGGCAATACATCTACATGGAAGGAGCAATAGACGCATATATTAACGGAGATACTTCTGGTGGGCCGCTTGTTTTTTATATGCACGGCACGGACGCACAGCGCATCCAAGTTGGCTCGATTCCATGGCTCTATACTCTCCGCGACACAATAAATGGGTTTAATTTTATTTCGCTTACAAGGAAAAATACACAGTTTTATACCCATTACAACGGAGCACTTATCTCCACCGTAAATGTCCCTATTGGCTGGACTATAGCGCCGACAACGGCGCCTATCTACTTTATGTGCCTTCCGGACAAAGCGTCTCTTTTTGGTGATACTATGACCATAAGGGCAACGGTTGGAACCGCACGATATAGAGGAAATAATTTAGGCCCACAGTGCATGAAGGGTTCAGGGGGGCAAAGGATAGCTACCGTACTGCCGTCGAAGTTGCCTTGCGTAAAAAGCCGGGGGTTTGTTGGCGGGCAGGTAGCATTGCTCAGGCCGTGTATTCAGGGACAAATATATCCCGACCACTTCGTTCAATCCTCTTTTAATCCAAAAGATCACGCACCTGTTTCTTGGCATGACACTACTGATGTCAGATTGTTAAAATTCTCCAGCCTTGTGCCAATCCCTGTTACGCTTCAGGGAAAGCCTGGGGCGACAAGACAGTTGTCGCATAAATTATCTGAAAATGACGTATATAGTTCAAGCGTCGGGCTGCCTCAAAAATTAGAAAGAGGCGTTCTTAGTGCGCAGTCTGGAAATTTTTCAACGCTACAAACTTCCGGGTTCTCGTTCTATATTGTTGTCGCACAGGGATTGCGAAATCAAAACGGAAGCTACAGCTTCGCTACGTCTGTTCCTCAAAGCCTAAAACGCGGGTTTTCTTTTTCCTATACCGGAACGTCGTACCAGCTTGTTTTTTTTACATACGCAGAAGACACACTAGACCCGTCTACTGATTATTACACCGCAATAGATATTCCGTTTCCCTCAACAACAAAAGAGAGCCCGGCTGTCTTTTTTGGAAAGAAGGTTGGGAACATATGGACTATTGGCATAAATGACATTTCTGTTTCGTTTGAATATGGATCATCACAGCTAGTGCCGACTCTTAACTTTGGCCTATGGGTTAACACTGCCCAAGTTTTTTACGAAGCCCTCTCTTTTGGGTCAGGAGTAGCAGCTCTTCATGAAGAAATAATTGACTACCTCTATAAAAAGCACAGAGTTGGGGCGGCCATATCTGAAATAAACACAGAGGTTGCGGTTGCTGCGACTGGCGGAGCAGTCCTTGAAGCGGCCACATTTAAGTCTAGTGTTATTTCTCAAGAAAATGCTTTCTTCATTCCAGAAGAACAGCTCCCCGCGCTCATCAATATTGATCTAAGTAGAGACGAATTTTGTATAGAAAACTCGGAAGGAATGCTTATTGGATATGTCGATGCAGCTAATCGTGATAGACAGTTTTCAATGGTTGGGTATGGCGGATTCAGGCCGAGAGAACATCCGAGCTGGGGCTCTCATCTCAAGGCTTTTCAGCCAATAAAAGAAAACTCCTGGCCAGAAGATGGGTATAAAAAGTTCTTTTCTACGAAGCGTTACTCTGCGCCAAGCGGAATGACTATGTTTTTTGTTGGAAAAATGCCAAATGTTTTACTGACGCAAGGGACTGATAGTTCAAACACGGATAGATTTTTTTATGGAATGGACTCTTTTGAAGACCTTCCGTTTTATCCGACGCCAACATATGGACACTTAACGGCAAAAATAGACGGCCAGCTTGGCATTTATTATGGCGGGGCTTACGTTTACGACCTTAGATATACAGCTCGTTCAAACATCGCAAATTTTTCGACATGGGGGCTTACTTCTAGTCTGACAACAACCTATCCAGCACTTCCATGCATAATTTGTTACAAAGTTGGGACAAGCAGTATTCATGAGGTTATTATAAATGGCGTTCCAGTCTCCCTATCCGGAACACAGACGTTACCATGGCCAAGTGGCGACTCTCTTTCAATTTGCGATAACATGGGTGCGCCGAACGAAATAGCTCAATTTTTAATGTTAGACGGGCTACTCTCGACCGAAAACATTCAAAAGACAATAGCGCAATTAGCCCATAAATGGAACCTTGCGTCTCTTTTGCCAGTAGATTATTTGTATAAAAATTCGCCTCCGCTCATATAGGAGATTGTTATGAAAACCCGATCAATCAACACAAGGCATCTTGTTGGCACGCAACTTATGGGCGTTGATTTCAGCTCTGCTACAAACTTCAACGGAAAACTCTATTTTGCCACGGCAAACGGCCTGACCAAAGAAGATGGCTCCAGGGACGGCGAGCTGGACATCAAGGCCTGGATCATCGTTCCCACGACGGACATGGAAGTGCTTCAGCCCAAAGCCTTGCGGACGCTCATTCTGACTGGCCGATTCGGCGGAAGGGTGAAGGTCACTGTGGAGAGCGAGGCAGCCCGGGAGTCGTACTTGTCACCAGATCTCTCCGTCACCACGGGATTCCGCATGAAGCTGGATCGGGTACTCCGCGGCTGGCTTCAGAAGGTAAAGATCGAAAATTATGACGGGGCTTCGGTCAATCTCTCGAAAGGGGACATCACAATCATCCCTGGACCGGAGTATCGGCGGTGAAGACGCTTCTCGAAAAAATTGGGTTTTCTCCGACGCGCATCACCATGAAGGGCAGCGAAGAGATTGGCCGCTGGTACCTTCCTGTGGTGAAGTCCTACGTCAAGGATTTGATCAAGGCGACCGAGAAGGCTGGGCTCAAGCAGCAGGCCGGGACATTTACGTTTTATGATCCTCCCGCTACCGTTCGAGTGGTCTATCACTACGGCGCCGTCGAGGTAATCATTGACGCCGAGCCTCCGGCCAGGCCGAAGCCGAAGAAGAAGATAGACGAGCCCGTTGGAAATTTGCTTGTTCTTTGTGGCGACGAAGACATTGGCTACAACGTAGCGGTCTTCTCTGAGGGCGGCGGGAATACATACTTCCGCTTCAATACGATGTCCGACGTCATGGCCGCCTTCCCTGTGGCAGAACATCATCAGGCCCATCGCTATCGCTACAGCTATGTTTCCGACACGGCCCATGGAGTTGCGACCGAGGGCGAACCAATAATAGCGGCCTATTGTTTGAATGGATCAAAAACTGGCGGATATTCTGTCCACGCGGTTCCACACCTCACGACGGATATAGCCGGCCCTCGCTGCTTGCCGGCAAACTTTACCCTCGAAACTCCATATGATTCGAGCATTTTGACTCCTCTTGTTCCGGCAACAAGGTGCAATGCTCTTTCAGGCGACACAAAGGCAACGCTCGAACAATTTGACCATTTTGGGCTCAACGTTTCGTGGGAAATGCAATATACGGCAAGAATGTTTATATTGTCTCAGCAGTCAACGACGACGACGATGTTCGACAAGAGAGATGTTGTTCTTTGTGTTGACGGATCGGCCTCTATTACGGGTATAAATACTCACGCTTGGGTTTTGAAGGACGAGTTCGATTTAGAGAGCATAAAGAATAAAAGTTTGTATTTTGTCTCTGCGGCAAGGCATGCGCTTTACGATCACGACTACAATCCGTTTTTTTCGCTTCAAGGCGCATCGTTCTATGGAAACTATACTGGGCTTTTTTGCATACAAAAAGCGGACTCTCCCGCCGGGCCGCTTCTCGTTTTAAACGACGACGGCATCGTAGAGCGCGTTTGGGCGCTTGCTGATTCTTTTTTTGAAATCATGCCGAACTACCTCAGTTGTGGAGCAGACGAAAAGTTCATTCCAGAATTTGACAATCCATTCTTTGAGGAAGTCGATTTGGCGAATACGGCATATAAGACTGCGACATTATCTGACGAAGACGCAAGGAGTTATTATTCATTCTCTTTTCCAAACATAATAGCAGCGGGAGTTACGCACATTGCGCCTATGACTGAGGCGCCTGACGCATTTCTTGGATTGCCCGTTACTGGCATGTTCACCGAGGTTACTGGTTCTAGTGGACATCGGCCAAGCGCGACTTGCGGAAAGAACATTGCAAGTTCAATCATTCTTAACGGACAACGTCTTGATGTTTATTTTTCTACCTTTCTTGAAGCGACATATACCTATGCGAATTCAAGATGGGATCCGGTCGAAAGTCAGCAAGTTTTTATGGGCGCGGCGAAGAAACAGGCCGGAACGGAAATGATCAAGTTTGAACTTTTGCAAAACTTGAGGGACGCCTTTGCACAATTCAGGGCGTTTGATCTCGCCGAGGCACGGGTTCCCGAGCTTGGTCCGCATCCGGTCGCAGGGGCCGCGATGTTCTACCCTTTTGAAAAAGGGAACAACTTTTTTTCTGATGAGCTTGATTGCTTCAATCAAATCAATGAGTATCGCGTTGAGCAAGCCGCTCCAAAGCTGAAGTGGGACGGCACGCTTACAACGGCCGCGGCTACCCATGCTCAGGACTTGATTGACACCATGGCCTCCGGCCATCAGGGAAGCGACAACTCTCAATCCTGGCATCGGATTATGGCGTCAGGTGTAACCGGGTGGTGCAAGCAAGTCAGTACTTATGGAGAGATCGTTGCGCTGAATTGCGACACCGCCGCCGAGGCTATTGTCGCATGGAAACTCTCTACCATGGGGCATCACGAGGCGCTGTATTCAAAGCGCCACATTGCTTGCGGTATAGCCGTGCGGAATTCTGAGGCAACTGGAAAGGTTTGGGTTGTGACCTTCGCCGGGGACTATACCCTGGATACGATCTGACTCGCGCATTCTGGACTGATTTTCTTCCTTGTGACAAGGAGACGCCATGAAGCAACGGAGGTCTTATGGCTCTTGGTGAATACACCCTCAAAAAGTCGACTCCTTATGTCACCGACCCGGCATCCGCCACCGGCATTGACGCTCGCGACACGGTCAACGCCCGGTACGCCGACGTCACGGCCTACATTACCGAGGCCAAGGCGGATCTCGACTCGGCCATCGAGGATCTGAAGGATTCTGTCGGCAGCATCCCGGTCGGGGCTGTCGCGGCCTCCGGCCTCACGGTTCCGGATTTCAGCCTGACGGTGCCTGAGTTCACGGATACCTTCACCGATACCTTCACGGCGGTGAAGCCGACCTTCAGCCCCATTTTCAATGCGCCCTCGAACAAGCCGGACACCTCCGGGGCAACCTGGCAGGATGAGGTCATCGAGCTTGAAGCCGAGTTCATCGTGGCCGTCGCCGAATGGCT